TTGGGGGTAATGAATACCTTTTTAAGAGTCTCTGCGATGGTAACTTCCTCACGAACCTCTTTGATTCGATTGGTTAGAATCATCTCTTTAGCCTGTTCCTCGGCTACTTTTAGGTAAGCAGGGATGTCAGCAAACTCTTTAGAATGAAGGATTTTGTCAGCAAGCTTGGCTTTGCGTTCAGCTTCTTCCCATTGTTCTTTGGAGACGGTCTTAACCGTCCTGCCCATGTTTTTGAAATTCATAAGTAGATTGTACTACTATTTAATCAAGCTGCCAAGGTTATATGTTTTAACTCCACCTTGCTCTGGAAGACCAGCAGTTTCTGGCATTGTGCCATCACCGCCTGGTTTAAGTGCTCCACCACCTTGTCCTGGCATACCAGGTATCTGTGGGGGTGCTGTGAGCATCTTGATTTCTGCTTCAGCTTGCAAATAACGAAGGTGAGTATCCATGTACTGTTGGAACATAGTCACAACTTCGGGATCATATCTTTGGACATTAGATTGAAAGTGTACGGTAGCTGCCGAGATCAGCTCTTGGTGAGCATCTCTGATCTTAATTTCAGGCATCTGTTTGCGTTCCAAGTAAGCAATATCGTTCTGAGACTTCTCATCAATAGAGGAGATGATTGGGTCAATGTTTTCAGTATCAGGGTGAGAATCAATGAGAGCCTCAAATAAAGGAGTCATATCAGTGACCACTCCAGCAATACTAGCCTGAGATGAGATAACTTGGATCAGGTTCTGTAACGAAGCCTGTCGTGAGGCAGGAGTCTGTTTCTGCATACGTTCAGAGTTCACATAGACATCGAAGTTGGCAGTAACTTGTTCTGGGGTAATGGCGATGATGTCTCGCACATTCTTCTTACCAGTGACGTGGAACGACTGTTCTTCAGTTACGAACTGAGCATTGAGTTCAAGGAAGTGTTCACCGAGTTTCTTTAGGATCTGCTCACCGAATAGGTCATATATCATCTGGACGTTAGTATCAATGTTCTGGTCAATGATTTGAGCACCACGAGCAGTCTGGTTTACTTTAGAACCAGCAGAACCTGAGCTATAAAGAGATGAAATACCACCGGTGCGTTCAATCTTATTCTGTAACTCCTGAGTCATAGCCAGGGCAGAACGAGTGGTATCAGCAGTCTTCACCTGTTGGATCTGGGCTGCATCTCCAGAGACACGGATAATGCCATCAGGACGACTTGAGAACTGCCAGTCAGGAGTGTTGGCAGCAGAACTACCAGCAATCCACATGTTGTTATTGATCTTACGAATGTTGGTCAGAGTCTGATTGAGAATCTCTGAGGCAGCAATTTGAAGGTCAGCCACTGCATCAACCACAGACATTGAGTAGAACTCATCATCTTCTGGAAAGACAGTGAAGTCCATGAAGGGGTAGTGACCATGCCAATAGGGGTTAGTTCTAACTTTATTGACAATCTTTTCTTCACCCTTATAAGGGATGTAAAGAACCTCACCATCTTTTGAGTGCATACAGATAAGAGCAACGTAGGCTGATTTGAAAGCCATATCAGACTTAGAGGTATCAGAATCCTCTACAAAGTCAGCTTGATAGTCCAGAAGGTTCTTTTCAACACCAGATTTCTTTAGTTCAGCAATCCATGATTTATCCCAATACTCCTGCCCATAAGTCTCATTTTCGTCAAGCATTTCACCAACACGCTTCTGAATTAGCTCAAAAATGTATGGCTGCTCATCAAGCACTGTAATGTTTCTATTGGGGATAATAAGGTCATTAAAGCGTACAAACTTGGCTTCAGCTCTGTTGGTGATGGTACGCATGACTTTAATATCACCCTCGGGGGTAGAAACATTCACTCCCTTTTCATATCTCCAGCCAGTCTTCAGATAACCCTTGCCAGTAATGAAGGCAGAAAAATACAGTTTTGTGAGCAGAGTGGCAATATCCATCTCTCCAAGCTCCCAATTAACAAAGTCCTGATTAATTTGACGCTTCTCCAAGTCCTCAGCCTTACGATGTTCAAGACGAACCTTGGTGAAGGATGGGTTTGTACGAGCAATATAGTTACGGATCAGGGGAAAGATATGAGGATCAACCAGTGAGTAATCCCACTCATAAGTCTGGTCAGCGTTCATCTGGTTTTTGTAGAGATTACGGTTAACCTCAACTCTATCAAATGCGTCCTGGGAAAGCTCTACCGCTTTTTTAAATCGTTCTTTGACGATAGTTGCTTCTTTTGATTTTGTCATTATAACCTATTATGGCGATTGAACACCCTTTTTGTGTTCTTTAACTATCATTGCAGCCTTCTGTTTTACCCTTCTAAGATAGATCATATACCAACCACGAGTGATGTGGAGAGTTCTAGCACAGGCTTCGTGATCGACTCTATAACCATCTGATCTCAGGATTTGGTACATAAAGATCTCTTTCTCCCTATCATCTAGAGAATTGAGGATAGATAGAATCAACTCCTCATACTGAATCTTCTTGTAGGTTTCATCCTCCATACTACCCTCATCGCCAATATCGAACTCTTGCCCGTCTTCTGTCATGAGTTCAGAGAAGTTAATTGAGTGTGGTATAAATTTTACTGCTGCGTACTTATCTCGCACAATTTGTTTCCTTTCAATTCGTACCTGTCCATAATCTTCTTGTAAACCACTCTCCTTAAGTCAATGTTTTGCCTATTTCTGGTATCACCAGACTGTCTATACCAGAGCAGGGTGTGGGCTTTCTTGAATTTGAAATCATCAAGCATAGCTTCCATCCAGAATTGAAGATCCTCATACACTTTTAGAGCAGGAAATCCACCAACTCTTTCATATACCTCTCGCTTCATCAAACAGGTAACTGGAATCCAGTTTTTTATATCCATCATCATTTTGGGGGTGATCGTATGTGGGGTAATATGAAGTGTGTCTTCTCCCACTACATTGCCATGATTCTTCCACAGGAAGACATCAGGATAGGCTATATCCGTGTCCAATCTCATCATCTTTTCAATATAGTCAGGGGAAAGTTTGTCATCACCATCCACGAACAAGACAAACTTACCAGTGGAATAGTGGAACATTTTATCTCTTGCAAAGGCAACTCCCTTATTCTCATTGGCAATAATGGATACAGCCAGAGCATGAGCCATAGGTTCTTTACATCCATCGTGGTAAATGATGATCTCCTTTGGCTTCATGCTTTGTTGAAGAACTGATTGAACACACTCATCAAGAGTGCTCTCCTTGTCTTTACAAGCAATTAAGACCGAGCAGTCTACCTTCATTTAACTTTCTTTTTTAAATCTCTGAGTGCAGCTTTAATTTCCTTAAGCTCCTCAACCATCTTCTCACGATCAAGAACCATCGACTCTAAAGATAGCAGGATCTTTCTGATTCCATCTTTGATGAAAATCATCGTACTCATAATTACCTTCCTCGTCTTCCCTTGGAAAACGACTTTCTACTTGTTACCCAAGATTTCACTTGATCTGCCCATGCTGGCTTCTCATTATCCAGGTTCGTAAAGATATCTACGTTCACAAAGAAGTATTCCACACTTGTCCTATAATGTGAAGTCCAATCATGGATAGGTAGGGCTACTGGAGTAGTAGCTTGTGAAGTTTCTTCTCTTTGAGGATAGCGGGCTGATTTGAGACATTCATATAGATAGTCAGTTCTTGGATTGGCATTGATCTCAATTCCCTTCTGAAGGTAGATCTTGGTCTTTTCTCTGCGAATGTAGAAGTCATTCTTGTCAATACACTGGACGTAGACCTTCGCCTTCTCCAGTTCAGTACGAGTGGAAGTACCAGTTAAAAGTGATCTCTTTTTAACGTCAGGGTCTCCAAAGTGAATAGCCTTTGGATACTGGCTGATCTGTGTGATAGCTTTCAAGTCGTCATCTGTATAGGTGAACTTCGAGTCAATAGGTTGCCCGAATAAGGGCAGGTAGTATTGGATTGGTTTATCTGCGTTCTCGTAAGCATCAATGACCCTCCATTTACCATTGGCTTTGTTCTGTTGCCAGAAGACGATAGCCACTCCATCCAAACCAAAATCCCAGGAAGCATAGAGGGGTTGATTGACAAGGAATGGGAAGTCTCCATAAGCTGCTGATTCAATCTCTGGATAGACTCTACCAGTAATTGAGGTTTCCCAATTCAGAAGCACCTCACGGTTCATGTCATCAGTAGATCGCCTCTCCCTCTCATTATTGAGCCATTTCTTGGTCTTACGAGGATCTAAGTTATAAAGTAGGGTAATGACCTTGATCTTCTCCTGATCCTTACCAAAGCGAAGACGCTTGGCTTTAGATGGTCTAATACCAGGAGTAGTGGCAATAATACGGCAGTTAGTGGTGTCAGCAGTAGCTCCCCACACAGCAGTATCCCAATCCCAGAAAGCAAATTCATCCAAAAAGATGGCCTTTTGACGACCTCCTCGTGAGAAGTTCTGGTTGGATGACTCTCCAGAAATGACGTTACCATTCTCTGGATTAACCAATGACATGTAGTTAAAATGTTTGTCTGAGTTATATCCCTTTGGTAAGATAAAATCTGGCAAACGAGCAAGCATGTAGTCGATCTTGCCAAACAATGATTCTTCTTTATTACCAGTCTCTCCACCTCTGCGGTTATCAACGTAGTCTTCTTTACGAGAACCAATTAGAAAGTTCGAAG